ACTCTCTTCATCATCGCAACAACATATTCTACATGGCACCTCCTAACCAGCACGGTATCTCCATCGTCAGAGGAGAAGGTTCTAATAGCTAGCGCTGAAGCTAGTCGTGCAATTTTTAGTCGTTGAGAGCCCCGATCGACGATTGGTATTTGATCAGAGTACTCCTCACTAAGCTCTTGCGCACAGTCTAGTATGTACTCCGGCTCTTGTATCTCAACTTTGGTTCTAGTCCAACCCCATAGGATAAGGCTCTTGCAAAGTGCAGCGGTGTGGGTATGCTCGACTTGCGGTCGGTTCTTAGTTATGTGGTTGAGCTCTTTGATATCAATGTCGTCTCTAGCTACAGCCAACACAAGATCAAATCTACGAATATCTTCCAATGCTCCAATCAATTCTTTGACGGCCTCAACACCATAGTTGTAGCTAGAAAGGGGGTTATCAAAGCGTGGATTACTCAGTGCCAGCAGTCTAGTTCTAGCATGAGTTCTTCGTTTCTCGATCTTAGGAATCTCCGCTATGCCGCTTGAACGCATGTCAGTTAGCCTAGAGATAACCTCTACTGGCGCACCCTTTAGCTCTTCAAGTATTACTAGACGACGATCGTGTGTAGGTATCACTCCCCAAGACACAAACCACTTGGTTCCCATCTGCTGCAAGCCTCCAAGCAAGCCCGCTACAGTGGCGTTCTTGCATTCTACCTTTTCCCCTAAACGATAGAACTGCTGCATCGAGATAGCTGTCTCTGATTTGCCTTGAGCAGAGTCTCCAATGACAAGTGTTTCCACCCAACCTTTAACTCTCTTGCCATCAAAGTCAATCCACAAGGGAGAGTGATACGTTAAGTCAACAGCCAAGTGGATATCACGTCGAAGGAAGATCTTCGTGACGTTGGCCTCTAAGTCAGTGTACAGTGCGTCTAGCTTCTTGTCTAACCCTTCAAGCGTCCACTCGTCCGGTTGAAACATCTTCAGCGGAGTAGTGTCACCCGCTTTGTAGCTAGACAGTGCGTCCTCAGAAGTTTTGTATTTTGATATTACCAGCGTCTGTTTTTGGTCTTTAGGTGACGGCCACAGGCGACCTGTAAGCGTATAGTTTTCATTCAAGTCCATTCCATCACCAATGCAAATTGCAGGCATCATGGATCGAGAATTACTTTCTGAAGTCATCTCTAACTTCGGAGATATACGAATGTCTTCAGCGTTATAGGACTCAGCAACTTCAGCGTTGAAAGTCTTGCAAGACATGGGCACTGATAGTCCTGACATTATTGCAGCTCTCATGCCCTGCTTACTAGTTGACACTAGCTCAAGTATTGATTCAGACTCTGGATGAATATGAACTAGCTCTCCGTCTGGTGTATTGTACAGCGGACAGATAGCGCACTGGCTTTGATTCTTGTCACACGTTGGTAGGATAGTTTTTGGTACAGCGTATGGGGTTGAGTCCATAGCTGCAATCGTTGCTTCAATCTCCATGCGCTTCGAGATGTTATTGGCGTGCATCGCCCTACACAGTTCAGTCTTAATTGGTTTTTCGTTGTCATCGATTTGAGTAACACGTGGCGCCCACTGCTCAACGTCTTTCAACAACGGCTTTAGCTTACCACCCTCAGTAGCAATGTAGTCGTTGATGTCTCCCTTAGGGTGCTTGTCCATGTCCAATGGTAGATGTAGAATTCCGACCCACTCGGCTAGTCTATGAAGCAGTGCAGCATATGTTTCGCTAGCCTTGCGTCCAGCCATATCAACGTCCATACAGACGTAGATTTTCTTGTCTGCAAAGTGTTTAGCCAACATGGGCGACCACTTACCTTCACCAGCAGTAACACATACAGCACCGATAGAATACTGGTTCAGCTCAGCAGCAGCGACCATAGCCTTAACTTCACCACCACATAGCATGATGACATTGTACTTCATCTGATCTATTGGGAACAGCCTTGGTTGACCATGGCCACGCATGTTCCTCATCTTCTGATCGCCCGGTGCTCCAGGCAGATACTTACGAATGTTGACGAACATACCCGACTCGTTCTTGATAGGAATCGTTACCCTACCATCGATCTCACCAATACGGTACTTGCGTATCAGAGCGGCGGTCATGCCACGTGCAATCAGTGCCTTCTTGAGTGGACCCGCCATGTCGATTCTAGCGTGGTACTTCTCGATAACGTCTGCGTTAATGGTCTTTGCAGTCTCGAGGTGGTACCGCTTGGCTAGCTCTTGTATAACTAGCTTACGATCTGTGTTTAGCACACGAGCCATGAACGACACGATGTCGCCCCTAGCGTTGCACTCACTGGCTTGACAGAAGAACTCTCTTGTTTCTATGTTAATGAAGCAAGAAGGCGAGTTATCTCCATGGAATGGACACTTGCACTTAACGTTAGAATCATCACTCCACTTGAAGCCAACTCCAATCGTCTCCAGCTCAGCCAACACGTTGATGTTTTTAATCGACATAGGATCGTTTCTAGTTAGGGGTTACTAAGAGACTAAGCGGGAATCGAACCCGCTCTACAACCGTTAGCCTCCGAAGGTTTTACTCTTCAGCCTCTTCGTCTTGCGCTATGAACGCTTCAACCTCCCCTGCTTCATCAAACGGAACGTTCATCGCAGCCTTAACAGCAGCGATAGTTCGCTCCATCAAGGTCGCTTGAGTCTGAACGGTCACTTGTCGTGGGCCATCAATTCTGATGAAGCCACGAAGCTTGAAAACGGTCTCAAACGGAAAGTCGCTTGAGTTTTCACAGTCAACAGTTGATTGTTGCATGTGGGACATGGGTACCTCCTTTAGAAGTTAGGTTTTGCTTCAGGCACTACTTCGCCTTCTACTACACTGTCAGGTCCTTCATCCATGTCCACTACGATCTTGCCAAGATCATGCGCTTCTTTGAACTCAAGGAACATTGCTTGCCGTGCTGCGAACTCTTCAGCAGTTGCGAAGGGCTCAACAGTTTGTGGATTCGAGATTCGAATACCGTACCAGTCGTTACCACCATAGTTCTTGTAGTAAGACTTGGCTTCAAATTGCATGGACGCAAGTGGAATGCCTTTTCCTCTCATCTGAATAAGTTGAGAGAAGTTGGTTCCGTCTTGATGCTGTGCCTTAAAGAAAGACATAACAATAACTCCACCAGCCATAGGGCCGGATAGAACTTGCACCAAGTAGTTGAGGTGCTCACAGTATCGCCAGAAGATGTCTTTTCCTCTGTGCTTCTCTGGATACAGCTCTTCACGTAGTTTAGGATTGCGGGTCCTAAGCGCAAGGTCACTTGCAGGGTCAAGCGAGCGCTCAGCAATGGTATCTAGCTGATCCTTCAGCTCATACGGGTTCCACTTACACCACTCAGGCCACCAGAACAATGGGGCAAACGCAAAGGTCTCTCCCATAGGGCTCATCATGGAGTTAGTGGGCGTCACAATCAAGTCTCCGATATCGAAGTTCTCAAGCAAGGCAGAGCCCGCTTGTTTCTGAACAATCTTTAGTCGCGGAGGCTTAACGAACTTGCCTACGTCTTCTGTACCAGTCTCACCGGTAAATTCGGTTAGGTACGAAGGCGCTGCGGTCACTTTAGCCAACTCGTTCTTTTCTGCTTCAGTCATTCTGTGTTCCTACTTTGTTAAAGGTGATTGTTTTCGTCTAAGCAAAAGGCTGTAAACTGGGTACGTTTTTGTCACGTCCAATCCCGGTGGCAGGGCTCGTCCTTGCTCAGTCAGGGTTGATACGTGGTCTACAAACTTTGGCCAATGTATCTGGGCTATGCCAGTGCTCCAAACCTCCTTCTCTATACCCAAGTGGTCCATGAGAAGCGCATACTCCTCAGGGTTTTTCTTTGGTGACGGGATATGCGCTGCCATCTTCAAGCTAGGCGTTGCAGTTACCCACGGTGTTTTGATGTTGCCCGCTTTAGACCGAGGATCATTAGGTGGTAGACTAACCAGTATTAAGCAAGCGATGTTCTCGACTTTCTTCTTAAGCCGCTTTGAGACGCCTTCCATAGACTTGAGCTTCTCTTGCACTTCACGCATACAGAATGCTGTGTCTGCAAGTTCTTTCAAATCATCGGCAGGTGGGTCTTCATCGATTGTTAGCATGATTTTCATCACGTGATCATGGGCCTCGTCTAGTACCTTAAACGCGTCAACGAGTTCTTTCTTCATTTCAGTCTCATGTGCTTGTAGACGCGGTCTCTTGCGTCGAAGTTTAGTATCGAAGTGTGCTCAAACCTACAGGCCGCAACCCCTAGCATCAACGCTACCTTCGCAACGGAGCCAGTGGCAGCTATGTAGTCCTCGTCAGGATCATACCTCATGTCTAGTAGCTTCATCAAAATCGACCCACGTATCCGCTCGTCGAAGAGCGAGGGCCTCTCTTCACCCGTTCGATACAGGTACGTAACTTCTCCGTACGTCGCGGCTGCTGCCACATCATAGTCAACGGGCTCGAACAGTATTACTTTAGCCATTGTTTAGCACCTTTGATAGCACCTTCCGTAGGTCACTCATCTCAATTGCGTTGGTGATCTTATCAAGAACCGCAGCTCGGATGTCTTCGTCAATAGTTTGTGGAACGCAAAGATCAGTGATCCTTACTGGTACTCGAGTACCAACTCTGTGTGGTCGGTCTTCGCTTTGATTGCGTAGAACCATTGACCAGTTTTGACTGTAGTATATGACGTGATCACAGTTACTCTTGTAGTCATCAGGCTTCAGTGGGTCGTGTCCAAGAAGTGTGATACCAGTTGAAGCAGCAGCGGGGTTGGCCAAGAAGACAGTGCAGTTAGGATCTGTATTGAACGCTTCTACAGCAGCAAGCCTATCATTGTAAGACGTGGCGCCGTAGTATGTAACGTGTCCAATGCCTTCAGCGGTTAGCCGTTTAGAGACCGTTTCAATGTCTTGGATCCAACAGGCCCACACGATAGACTTAGAGTTTACGTCCCTTTCCTTTAGCATCTTGATCAACGCTTCAAGCTTAGGATTGGGCTCTATGGGGTCCACAGAGCGAGCCTGCTCGATATTCCCGTCCTCGTCTATAATCTCTGGGTACACAATGAACCCAGAAGTAACCTGCGCTAGCTTGAGTAGCTTGGTCAGAATGTTCTGTACGATCAGCTGCTTGCCAGGTCCATCGTTAGCCATGTCAATCTCGATCTCTTCCGCTAGCTGCTCGGCTAGGTTCTTGTAGATCGCCTTCTGAGGCTTAGACATTTCGACTTCAACAACGTCATAGATCTTGGTTGGTAGATCAGGTAGGGCTTCTGCTTTACGAACGATGAATGATAGTCGAGCCATGCGTTCTTGCATGAAGGCTTTGTTCTGCAATCCAACTAGCTTCTCGAAGCCGTTAGCTCCAGTAACGAATTGGCCGTAGAACCTCTTGAACGCCCTAAAGTTAGTGAAGCCACTGTAGCCACGTCCAAGCCACTCAAATTGCATGTACAAGTCTAAGGCTGAGTTCGTGATAGGCGTTCCCGTCAGTCCCAGCCGCTTCTTGCAGATATCACGCAGTGCCAACATCGCCTTGGCTCTTTTGTTCCCCGGCGTCTTGAAATAGTGAGCTTCGTCCGCTATCCCGATGTCCCACTCCACTTTAGTGATATAGTCTAGGCTCATCTTCAGCGTGTCGTAGCCAACAATCACTACAGTGGTGGTATTGTGGTGGGATTTTTTGATTGTAGCTCGTAGCAGCTGCTCGACTCGTTGCATCTTTGTTCCACGAAGGCAGACCACTTGGTGCTGCTCAGTAGCAAACTTTTGCATCTCAGTTTCCCAATTGAGGCGAACGTTGTTCGGACAAACAACAATGACTCGCTTCATGTTCTTGGGGTCTGGGTTTCGCATAACAAAGTTACAGACAGTCGCAATGGCAGAGGCCGTCTTGCCAGTACCTTGCTCCATCCAGTATGCGTAGCCATCAGTTGCAAGCGCGTTCACGGCTGCAAACTTTTGATGGCGAATGAGTGGATACTCAGGATTGTCCACAACGCCGTGGTCACCAAGGTCGATGTCTTCACCATCCTTGTAGCGCTTAAACAGCTCGGCTTGTGTGGCTCCGTTGACAACAAACGCAATGCGTGTCTTGAAGTGGAGCTCGGTAAGCTCGTCAGCAAACTTGATCTTGTCTCTCCAGAGTGAGAAGATAATCATAGCGCTGAAGTCCGTGGCACCTACTTGATAGGTGTTGTCTGGCAAGGGCCTACACTCAGGCAACCTTGTCCACCAAGAACCAGTTGCGGTCCATGACACACTGTAGTCCCCTTCACCGAACACTCGACAATGGTAATTGTCTTCGTCAGCGAGGCGGATCCAAATGCGGTCAGTGGGCCGCAAGCGTATTGGCTCAAGCAGCGCTTTAGACGCGTCGCTATAAGCGAGCATAGAAACATCCGACATAGTATCCCTCATTTCGTTAAATAATATTGACTCACTTATCCATCGGCGTGAAGAACTCTGACTTCACAAAAGTTTGGAAGTTTATGAGTAAAGGCGCTCGACGTTCTGAGCAGTATGCGACCGCTTGAGCAATCACAGACGTTAAGGACTCTCCGTCACCAACGTGCGTCTCTCCATGCTTGATGGCGTAGCCTGACGCTGCTTTTAACACCTCACATGTCAGTTGGTATGACACAGGTGGCTTGGTCGGTGTGACGACCGCGGTTGCTGCCTTCCGCATCTTTTTGTGGTTGTCAACAGCCTTACGAAGTGCAAGAGGTATTCCGTCTGAGTAACACTCTAAGGGCTTAGCTCCGAGGTTCTTTGCAGCCAGCTTCCACTTTAGTCCATGCCCTTTGCCTATGCCAACTTGAGCATGTGCAATCTCATGCCGTATAGTGTCTTCGACTTCTTCGTTGAGGTCTGTGAACACCCAGTCGCTTACTGCAACTGTTTTATCACTGTAGGTACAAACACCAAGACGGTCTAAGCTTGCAGGCCCAGTCTCAACCATAAAGGTCCAGCCTACTAGGTCAAGACTGTCTAGTAACTCATATGCCAGTTTTGCCGCTGACTCGTGAGTATGTACCACTAGCTGTACCAGCGTTCGTAGGTCACACAGCAGTGCTTGGCTTTCTTACCGCTGCCACAGGCACAGCGCTGGTTGCGAGGTTGGCGCACTTTGTAAACCCGCTTATCGACTTTAGGTTTAGGTGGCGTTGCTTCTGTTTCTTCTTCCATAGTATCTCCAGTTAAAGTTAGAAACGTCTTACACAATGTTATCGGCTTACAATCGCGACGCAACACAGAAAATCTATAAAATTAACTGACGACGCCTCACAGCCAATCTAAGGACTTAAGGCTGTGAGGGGTGTAATCACACGACCGATAGTATAGGTATCCGAGTTGGTGCCGTTATGGCAGCCCCAGTAGCACTTCCCAGTCGTAGGTTGGAGTAACTGCGCCATAGCCATCCGTATCATCCACACCGCGTATGACGACCGAGCCCGTCTCGGGTGATACAGTTGGCGTACCGGATATCTCACCGGTTGTTGCGTTGAGAGACAAGCCAGTTGGTAGAGCGCCAGAGTCGATGGTGAAGTTGTCAGGAGTGTACTGGGTACCATTGATGTCTGTTGGTGACTCAGAGACAGCCGTCGCTGTATCGAACTGCCACTCTTTACCAGCGCTAGGCGAACCAATCGGATTAGCGTAGTGCAAGTCTCGTACATCATGGATCTCCCATGCAAACTCACCGGTGTAGCAGTCAGTAGCGCTGGTATCACTAGTAGCCCTAATACCATAAGTACCTGTAACAGTAACGGCCTGTGTGGCTGTACCTGTAAGCGCGCCAGTAGTGTTGTCTAGTGAGACTCCAGTTGGCAGCGAGCCATGAGTGATAACGTAGTTGTCGAACGTATCACCGTAAGTGGTGGGTAGGTTCCAGTTCGCGGGTATAGCTACGTTCCTAGCAAAGATAATGTTCTCGAGGTTAGGTGCGAACCACTGGTAGTCTACTATAACGCCCTCGTCAGTGTAGTTGCGCATCGGGTATGTGAGAGAGTCGGTTGCAGTGGTCAGTGAGACTTCACTAATCTTCGCCGCCGCGCCTGTCGATGCAGAGTCATACTGCACAGAAGTAACCTTGTAGCTAGCTTGGCAGTCTCGCCAGAGTGAGTCAGTGAGGCCTGTTAGTGACACGGTCTTAACTAGCGTAGTGTTGAAGTACCACTTAATGGTTATGTCAAGATCAGCGTCCCAGCTGACCTCAAAGCTCATAGCGTCGTTGTTCCACTGTGCGCCTAGATCGTAGTTGTATGTCTGCTGGCCCAGCGTAGGATCGACCCACCTGCACTGCAATCGTCCCGAGTTGCCTGAAGTACGCGTGGCTCTGGCTTGGACCTGGTTACTTAGGCCTATGTCTATGAGCGCACCTACAAGTGTAGGGCTGCCACCCGGGTCGTCTCGGTTAGTGGGGATCTGGTCAAGCTTGCACTCTAGAGTAAACGTCGTAGCGTTTTTACGAAAGTCTAGCAGTCTAAGGTGTCTCCACACATACCCAGTGTCAAAGGAGCTGGCGCCAACGCCGCTGACGTTATCTCCAAATAGCTCTAGTGAGTCCGTGCTGTCCCACTCTAAGTGCTTCACGTACATCTCACGGTGTGCGCCAAACAGTGTAGTGAAGTCCGACGTGAAGTTCTCTTCGCAAAGCCACTTATTGCAGGTTGTGTCACAGCAACACATTCCAATTCCAATTCCCATTAGTATCTCCGTTAAGGTAAGGTCGGCCTAGTCCAAGCTGTGAACGCAGCAAAGGACGTTCCAGTGTTCGCGCAGTCTACTGCCAGAACCTCGGCTCCGTCAAAGTGTGTGTCCACACCAACCAGGTGATCCCCATCAGATCCGATGCCTGTCATGAAGTACGAGTTGAAGACTTCAATGTCTATGTTCATGTCTACGAAATCCCCTGCATTAACACCGTCCGTAGCTCGCATGACTATAGAGCAAGTTGAGGTACCCGCTGCCGCGCCCACGCGAGAGTTCAGTCCTGCAACTGGAGTAGTGACAAAGCACTGGCGTTGCAGTGTAGTTCGTACAACCCACCATGGTCTTAAGTCACCGTCAACGACCGGGTCGTTAGTACGCTCTATTGCAAAGAAGCCATAACCTCCTTCAACGAGCTCATAGCTGTCCAAGCGTGGCCCAACGACAGTCATCTTAGTGACGTCATCACAGAGCATCTTGAGTGGTGCGTTTAGGGGTATCTCTGTGCCCCATCCGACGCCATCCTCAAAGATTGCAGTAGGTCCGTTTGTGTACAGTGGGCGTTCAGCTCTTACTCGAGCGACACCTAGCGGAGCTGCAATGCCAGCTTTGTTCCACGCGACGTCCCAAGCTGGAGTGTTCTCCATGTCAAGCATGAACACTGAGTAAGGCGGAATGTACTCATCAGCCGTGAACAGGACAGGCGCTGCTTTGGCCATGTTACCTGTGGGAGCTATAGAGTTAGCCCCTGCGAGTCCTTGTACGGACTGCATAACGGCGTTCCACTCCATGTGATGAAGTTGGTCACCCTTTGCTTTGGTCGACAGCGTATGTAGTGAGCGTTTTTTAGCCATTAGAATAAGAAGTCTGACATGTCTGAGGGTGGCACACTGAGGTAAGGATCAGCACTTGGATCCGCGTCGCCTGCAATGTAAAGCTGATCATATAGACCAGTGTCACTTCGCCAGTAGGTGTTCCATCCGTTTGAGTTAAGCAAGAATGTTAGTGTTAGGTCCCAACCTTGATAACCGTTGGTTGTGATAGTCCTAGTCATTACTGGAAGCGTGTATGCAAGGGTCTCTGGTGCAAACGTTAATCCAAGCGTTGAGCTGTAGTACGTGTACTTGTTGCACGTGTCGATTAGAGTTAACAACGTCAGTGGCAGCGGAGGTGCAACATTATATAATGTTCGAACAAGCTTGCCCATCATCATCTTCTTAGACGGAGCCTCTCCTTCAATCAACGCGTCCCCGTCTGGAGCTCCCCATCTAAAGTTCTTGTGGTCTAGCACGATGTCAACGCCAGCTGGCTCTAAAGACTCACTCATAAGATCGGCTTCAGCGCCCGACGAGTAACCAACATCAATGACAGCAGTGTCGTAAGTGATCGACTGCCCAACTGTAGTACCACATGACTCTAGTGGCTTGACTGAGCAAGTTGTTGCTCGTGGTCTAGCTGGACCCACTCCGCTTGGCCACATTCTGCGGTTGCCGAGTATGTCTTGCACCACAAGGTGGCGGCTGTTGTAAGCACAGTGCAGCTGAACAGACGCTGCGCCAGATGCTTCAACGTCATGATCCTCTGTGGCGGTACCAGGAACCTCGTAAACTGTGTATGCACTATAAGTTGCCATTAAGCCAACCCAAACCCTTTCTTATTCGCTAACTCGTTTGTGTTCAAATCGATAGCCTCTGTGTTTCTCCACAGCGCTGATTCGAGTGTAGGGGATGTCAGAGTGCCACCTGATACAGACGCCAACCCTCCCGTTGAGGGTGCTTGCATGATGGTGCCTCCAATATTCGGTTCTGTTGAGGTCTTCAAGCGCAGGTCTTTCTGAGTGTCTTTCTGAGTCTTGAGCGTAGTATCAATGCTTGTCAGTAGTTTGACCATTGTTACTTGTGGATCTCTACTGGCAGCAGCTTTCTGAATGCGCTTGAAGGTTGTGCCAACGTCCTCGAGGTTGCCTTTGCTCGTTGCTTTGCTCTTCTTCTTTCTGTCTGGTGGATCAACGTCGGCTTGCTTCACGTCTGGCGCGTCTGGCGCTTCAGGCGGCTTGGTTGTGAACGCAGCGATAGCGCCCATGTATCCCTCTAGCCCTGCACCCATCAGTGTGTTGTTGTCAAGCAAGTTGGCCATAGCTACACCAAGATTGTTCTTCAGCACAGTCTCAACGGGACCGATCTTACGCTTGGCTATGCCTGGCAGCTTGGTTAAGGATATCTCAAGCCCGTCTGCTAGACCCTTCCACTCCCAGTTGGTTGTACCTCCTCTGAGTTTTACTGCGAGCCACACAAAGAACGAGTTTAGGTTGGTCTTTGCGTTCTGAAACACATTCGCGAGGTTGGCCGCCATCTGACTCATTGCAGACTGGAAGTTAACTGCGAACCACACTACCTGATCCATCAGCACCTTAGTGAACAAGTGTATAACGGTATTGACAAACACGGATGTCTTGTACGTAATGTAGGCGAACCCAAGTGAGAAGCCTTCGACCATGTTCTCCCAGATCTGGGCGGCTATTCCAGCAACAGCACCAACGCTACCGACGAACCCTTGCAGCACCTGATCAGCCAGCCACTTCAGTGCGTTACCAACGGCGAATATGGTACCAGACCATTCCTCCATCTTGCCCGCACCGGTCTCTAGCCCAGCGATCATCTGGTCTAAAACCGAGCTCAGCCAGAATAGGGTAGGCCCGAGAACTTTGCCAAGCCGCTCTGATACGTCCAAGGCTCGGTTACCTAGTTGTTCCCACTTCCTAGTAGCGTTTGACACAGCGCTTGCAGCTCCACCAAACTCAGACTCCAGTTCTTTAAGAATGATAGACTGGGCCGTGTAGATGTCGTTGGCAGCCATAGCCACTTCGATACTTTTAACCTGAGCGTTAGTTAGCTGTACACCAACACGACGTAAAGCGATAACACCTTTGATGGGGTCTTGCAACGCTTTACCCACTTGGATAGCGGCACCTTTAAGATCTGTGCCTAGCACCTCCGACATGTCCTCAATAGCCAGTGCAGCCCTAGAGAACGTGTCACCGCGGATGTTCTTAAACGTGGCAAGCACAGCCAGCATGTTAAGGATTACCTCGTCACCTGTCCCTGTGACAAACTGCAATGATGCTGCAAGCTCCTTCATCTTGTCCATAGTCCAACCAGCAGCCGTGCCAGTAGACCTCACCACAGCTCCCAGTCGGGCCTCAGCGGCCATCTGGTCTTTGTAGTTTTGCTTAACTGCTGTCGTCATTGCAAAGAACTTACGTGAGAGGATGACGAGCCCGACACCAATGAAAACTTGGCTTACTCGCCTTCCCCACTTACGTATCATCCTTTGAGTACCAGTAAGGCCTCGCCTAAGCCTACTCGTGTCTAGCTCTGCATCTATTGTTACGGTTCCGGCGGCCATTAGGTTCTATTCGCTTTCCATTGGAGGTACTCCTCGTGTGTGGAGAACTCCTTTGTTTCGTTAAGTGGGTTGTCATCGTTGTGAATGAAAGCGTACGCAACAATCTGTTGGTGCGGTGTCATATTTGCGATGTCCTCGAACGTCCAATTGTAGTTAGAAGACAAAGCAACGTACATGCTTATTTTCGCTTCTTCTTCTTCCTTCGCTTCCTCTTCCGCTGTTTTGACTTTCCCAGTTCTTTGTTCCGTTGCTCCTCCGCTTCTCGCTTTACTGCAAGGGCTGCAAGCTTCTCTGACTTGAAGTTGGAGATGTTTACTTGTGAAACTACCTCGTTGATGCGATCAATGTTCACTGGGTGCAAACAAAGCATTCGCAGCTCCTCAGGGGTCCTGTCAATAACTCGACAGTGCGTGTGAAGCAGCTTAGCTATGCCGCGGGGTGTCGCCATCATGGTCGCGCCTCTGCCACTCATCCATGATAGAGTTGCAGCAGCGGCGTGTGCCAGTGATAGTTCAGCAGCGCGCTCAGCCTCCGTGATGTCTTCTTCCTCCCTCAACGACTTACGAACAGCTCGTAAGTACATGACTCTCAACCACTCGTCTAAGTGGTCGATGTCACGATCGGTCAGTGGGGTTACAGTTAGGGATAACTCCCCAACATGCTCACCATCCTCGTTGTAGTCTTCTAAGACAATAGGAATGCCTGCGCCTGATAAATTTGATTTGGCCACTTTATTCTCCGTTAGGGTGTTGTGTCAGTTCCCCAGAATGGGTCTGCTGCGCCCGGTGCTGTGATAGTACCAAGAGTAACGTTGAAACCGTTCATTGAGAAGTTAATTGTACGTCCGATAAGAGCTCCCGAGTCCGTATCAGCTGTTAGACCTGCGTAGCCCATAACGTGACCCCACTGCAAGTCCCAGAAGTCCGTACCATCAATGTACAGTCTTAATTTCACGTCTGTACCTTGTGCTGGCGCGTTGGTCAGGCCGTCTCGTACATTGCACTCTTGCGTTAGCGCTACAGTCCAGTCGATCTTTCCAGCTTTCCTCTTTGTCCAGCATTTCCCTGCAACCGAAGTTGAGGAGTTGACGTACGTCTGAACGTCTGAGGTTAGGGTGAAGACACACTGAGAGACGTCCGCGAACGCTGTTGTATCGTTCTTAATCTCTACGCCACAGATAGCTTCTGCAATGACGTCTGTTGAGTCTGTGGTTGTACCGAGCGCCCAAGACAAAGCTCCGTCACCTCCGAAGGTGATAACATAGCTAAGAACACTAGCACCTGAGAAGTCCCACGTGATTGCTACAGACGAGACTACCGCTGTTCCAGATGCAGTCCAGCCGTTTCCGCTAACGTCGTCTTCGGGTGCGGTATAGCCAACGAATGAGAAGGATTCTCCAGCGAGGTAGGGAGGTAGTCCACCGTGTCCGGTGACGGTACCTGTCCAATCGTGTACGCCTTTGGAGCGACCAGTACCACACTGCAAGTTGCTAGTTGTGTACGCGGTAGCTGCGTTGCTTTCCTCTATAGTCCAGCCCTTGGTTGTGCTGGTGCTGCCTACGACGGCAAATTTTCCACTGTGTGGTGGCATTACTGTGCTCCTACTAAGTCTGAGGTTTGAAAGTGAAGGTGTACGTTGAACTGTGTAACAGTGTGCCACCCGTTTACGCCACGCTTTAGGTTCGCGTCGCTAATACCGTTGGTTGTGCTTACGAGTTCTACTCGCTTCACATATGATTTGTCGTTCCATTGTAACGTGCCCAGTGTCTCAGGCCAGTTTGCTAGCAGACACAAGAGTAGAAACTCGATTGGTTCTGCAACCTTTGTATAGCGCATCGAACCTGTCGATACGATCAACTCGTATTGTCTAACTATGTGTGTTCCGGAGGACGTCGCTTTTAAGTTGCCCTCTACAGTCCCATTACACGCTAGCACGACTTCCGGCAGGTTGCCAGCTTGGACGCTGCCTCGTATGGGGTTCTTACGCGAGTTGAACGCAACTATGTTGTTCTCTTTAACGTAGCTTCTAAAGTTACTTGCGTTCTTTAGGCTGCGTACTACCTCATCGTAGATTGCTGAGTATGGATTCATTTGTTGTTCTTATCTACTACCTGCTTAAGTGCCTTGTTCATTACCGCTGACATCTTCTTCTTGATGTCACGTGGTACACTTGGCACTATAAGTCTAGCTGGTAGTGTTGCGTTGCCGAGTTCATGTGCCCGCACTAAGTTCACCAACGACATTCCACTGTGGTGGCCCATGTCATTCGGGATGCCCATAGCTATTCTAATGTTCTTTACCTTTGGTTGTTCCAGTTTAGCAGAGAGCTTCAACTTGTCTATAAGTGAGCCTCGCTCTTGCAGTATCGCTGCGTGTCCTTTTTGTCTTACCGTTGATGGGGCTAGTGGCGTCCAGTTGCCTCCACCAAGTGAGTACTTGTAGAAGCGCTTTATCATAAAGTCGTTGTACAAGTTGCCTGCGCGCTTGATGCCTACCTGTAGTAGTACATCACTGTCTACAGTCCTTGACAGATTCTTTATGCCCTTGAAGTTGTAAGTTATTAGTGTTTTCATGACCAAAAAAGAGCCGACGTGGCAAGTGGCACCACGCCGGCTAATGTCTCAATCCTTCCAGTACTACTACACGATCGTGACCTTTAACAATGCAGCAGGCCGAGTAGGGATGAACAAGGGGTTAGATTGAGAGTGGAGATACATTCCTTTGTCAAGAGGCATTGCTTCCTTCATGACATAGATCTTTTTACCCTTAGTATTGACAGCGGCCATTGTGTCGGCTGGTGCTGCAATATGCTGGAAGATCTTTGGTCCTTCGACCACGACTCGTCCTACGTCCCGAGGGATGTAGTACTTAGTGCCAAGTGAGTACCGGTACTCTTGCCAGTTGATTCCCCATAAGCTGAAGGCAGCTCGAGGATCAGAACGCAAGTGAGCGCCATCTCGCCATCGTTGGTACGCATCAGTAACTTCGCTGTCTGCGATGAACAAGTCCCAAGCTTGGTCGCCCATGTAGACCGTAACACCGTTGTAAGGTGTAGCACCTAGAGCGTCATCAAGTTCGCGGGTGATCTGTGCAGCCTTAGCCCGTAGGTCACCGGCGACAGAGGTGTCCATTGCAATGACAGTTTCTGTAATACCAAACTCAGTGAAGTAGTTGTGGATTACAGAGCCGTCAGCGTCATACACGACGCCTTGGATAGCACCAGCTCGGTGGTATTCCCAAGTAGCTTCGTGGTCAGCTCGAAGGTCTTCCATTCGCTCGTCGATCTCTTGAGTCATTGACTCGAGTTGGCCTTCAGCGCCGAACTGTCGTACGCCTTGAATGTCCTTAGCAAGGATTTGCGCATCGTGTGGAAGGTGAGGAACGGTGAAAGAGCGCATTCTACGCTTCTTGCCGCCTTTCAATTTAGGTTGACTGCCGCGAGCTGCTGAGTTGATCAACTGGAGCGAGCCATGCTTCTCTTCAATCAAAGCGGTTTCTGTACGAATACCTTTGAAAGAGAAGTGGCGAGCTAGTCGACCCTCGTTGGCTGGCTGCATGTTGATTGATTCAGTGAGCGAAACGTCCGAGAACGCATCGTCATTAAAAATGTCAAGCATTTGCTAACTCCAGTTGGGTGTTAATAAGGATGGGATTAAGTAGTTTGAGTTTCAGTTTCGTCCTGTGAGGACTTAACCGCGATGTCACCACTCATACCTAGGTAGGCGGTAACCAACGTTGCTACTGTAAAGGAGGTACCAGCGACGTCAGCAGCAGGAAGCTCGTCTTCATTGATGAGCGCCGGGCCGCGTGTAATAACTGCGTACTCTTTAGTCGAGGTTGCAGCAGTCGTTAGTGTGACTTTCTCTTTGGCATATACAATGCCTTCTGCGTTGGCTTCGTCAGTTGCCAGAACGAATTCCATTGCAGTGCCGTTAAGCTTAACTGGTTGGCCGAGAATCTCGACGTCAGTCATTGCAGTAGCGGCAGGTGCTTTGAGCTTGTAGCTCTTAACCGAGGTGCGCTCATCGAGTGAGCTAAGAACGTCGCTCACTTTGTTTGTGGAGTTTACGGTTGCCATGTGATCCTCTTGGGTTAGGGGTTAGCTGCGCTTCTGCTTGGCTTTTGCCAATCGAGTTAGGCAGTTGTCTGTTTTAGTGTCAGTCTCTTTGCGTTGGCTAGAGAATGCCAAGACTTGAGGACCAGTTTTGGAACCTGGAATTAGAGTTTCGTTTTCTTTGAACGCTTCAATAATAACATCAAAGTCATCAACACGATTTGGATCGTTTGAGTTCAGAGACAGCGAGAGCACTTCTGTGTTATCAATATAGCGTGCTGCAAGCTTCTTACTCACAGCCTCACAAATCTGGCCGTCAGCGACGAGCTGGCTTAGTTCAAGACCACGTGCCTTCTTTGCCATGTTCAAGATTCCAGCGGGAAGTGCGGGCGCGTCTGGAGCAGGTTGTAGGGATGCTGCCAATTCAGTTTGTTTGACGAGTCCTTCAGAGAGTGAAGAAAACCGATCCTTAATCGATTCACCGATCATCTCATCAGTATCCGAGTCTGATGGTGCCAAGCCAAGAGCGATGGCAAGTTCACGTAACATAGGTTTGTCCTTTGGTTTGGGAACAACGGAGGATGCTGCGATCGTTTGCCACTTTCCTAGATCAGGAACAATGGGATAATCGGTCAGAGCAATGTGTGTGATGGGTCTACGATAGACTCCACCTTTAATTGTATTTGGATGTTCTGGTGGAGAGTACAACGAGACTTGAGAGTCCGAGAACCGCTGCTTGGCTTCTAGGTCCTTAAAGCGGATTGCAGCGAACAACGAGATACGTCCCTTCTCATCAGCGCGTTTAGACAGTCCCATGACTTGTCCTCTGCGAAACGAAGGAAGTACGTTGTGCTCTTCGGGGAGCGGAACTTCAACACCGTCTTCAGTGAAGCGTGCGAATTGCTCAACCCAGTTGTCAATGTCATCCTCATCAACTTCGTGCCAAGTGCCCTTTGCGTCTTGGAAGCGGCCAACATAAATCACTTGCTTCTCAGCAAGCAGAGTGTCGTCTTGACCGAAGATGAATGCGGATGAGTCTTTTGCGTCTAGCGCGAATGCAAATTGTAGTGCCATAGTTACCTCAAAAGCTCTATACCGGTTTTGAGGTAGAACGTCGGTGGTTAACTAGATTTTCTTACGAATGGCGCGTCAGTATTGTCCTGAATGGCTGCATCAAGAATGATCTCACCCTTGATGATCTCGTCCATTACTCGTTCGGCCTCTTTAAACTTGTGGCGCAAGTTATCACGTGTGCGGTCTTCGTCGTCCAGCATTCTGCCGTAGTATAGGTAGTAACCTGCAAGGTCTGCTGCAATGTCCATGATGACGCCTGGAAGTGGTGTCTCATCAGTGAATGGTATAGCGAAGTTACGTCGTTGCAGTCTAGCATTGATTCGCCTAAAGGCACGAAGTCGCGCCCACGTTATGCGGGCAGTGATCTTCGTGTGATCTTCTAGAGCGTCAAGGTCTGCCCAATCTCTAATGTTGCTTCCGCCGTACACGTCCTCAACATCTTGTCTCGTGCAGTATTCTGTAAGATCAGCCATTTAGTTGTTCCTTAAGCGATTTGAGTGCCTCGTACCCGAAGGTCGATTTCAGCAAGGGTTGTTGTGTTTGCATAGATGACTTCGGTCACCCAAGCAGTGGAGATAAGATCAGAGAACACTGCCAGCTTACCGGCAGTAGCCGAAACGTAGTAAGTGGTTCCAGCTACCATAGTTGCGCCTGAGACGTACTCCAAGCTTTCTTGTAGCCCAAAGTACTCATCAGCCAACACTGTATCAAAGCTTATGCCAGCACATGTCGCTGCAGCTTCAGAGGTATTGATCGCTAAGTAGTACTTGTCGTCTGCTGTATTAAGGTACACAGCCTCACCAGCGTCTATGGCTTCTCCAGCCTGCTTTGTTCTTGGTCTTTGATTAACAGAGCCGCGTCTGACGTTTGCGGCGGTTACTGTAAGATCAGCCATTGTTAGTCTCCTCTAGTGCTCACGAGCACCCGTTAGTGCCTCACGCACGCCCTTTGAAACGGTTGAAGCGGTTAAACCAGTCGCGTCCTTTGAAACGGTTAAACCATTTGCCTCGTTCAAGCTGGAAGCGGTCAAACTGGAAGCGCTCAGCCTCAACTTCTGGCACTGGTTCTTCGTAGACTCCAGGTGACGAAGGGGCTGGCCGACACGCTCCGAACGTGAGGACGGCTCCCAAGATTAGTATGTAGGTTACTTCGTATAGTTTCATCAGCTGACTCCATTAAGTGAGAGTGGTGTGTTGTCAAGAACGCTTTGAAACGCCATTGCAGAAATAAAGATTGATCCCTCACGATTGATCCATGACTCGATTACTACTCCAACCATTTTGCCATTACGAATAACACATCCGCCTGACATGCCGCCTTGTACGAATGCTGTTGACTCAACGTAGCAGAAGAAGTCGTCTCGGTACACAGGTCTAGACGCAAATCCCTCAACGATTCCATGTCGTTGAACTTCATGTTCGCCCCATGCAAAGCCAGAGATAAAGTGCTTGTCTCCGACTCGAAGCGGAGCGTAGTCCATTTCGATTGGAGCGATACCAATGTCTTCAGACACGGTCAAACGGACCACGTCCAAGCCTTGGACGATCGGACCAATCTTTAGCTTAAGCATTCGCGTCCCGATCTGGACTTTATACGAGTAGTCTGGGTTGTCTACAACATGCAAAGCGGTTAGTAACGTCCTAGTGTCGATTACGGTGCAGGATCCAGCAGGCTCCTCACGTACGTTACCCTCGTAGGTCGGGATGCATCGAAAGATCCTTAACGTCTTCTTAGCGGCGTCCATGTCGACTACGTCTACTGACGGAACGAACAACCTCGAGGTTGGGCGAGCGGAAGCAACGTGCAGTACCGAGACAGTGCACAACAGAGCGAGGAGTAGTGAGAGCTTTTTCATAGTGTCCTTTCGTTAGATGACCGAGTACCAGTCATCAATTTTGCATGAGGGTATAACGTAGAAGTCGTGATAGTTTCTACAACGGAACGCTTGTTCCATCGTCATCAGTCCGAATCCTCCGTCACCCCAGCTGGCGTCTTGCGGTCCATAAATATGGCTGCGAGTTGGACCCCAGCTATTACGTAGGTCGGGATGAACGATGTCATCGCCTCCAACCCATTTCGCAGACTGAAACAAGCTAGCGTGATTGCCAGGTCCCTTGCCAGACTGTATGTATCCGTTACGCAATCGCATTGAAGCCTGTGTGACGTCCCATGCCATTACGACAGGTAGGTCTAAGGCTAGTGCAGTAGCGATAGTTTGTTTGAACGTATCGTAGTCTTTTGATACTACAAATGGTTCGTGTGTTATAAACCGTGATGCTTGCAGGTTAGCAAGTCGCAGGGTTGTTTGTGGCAGCCTACGTGAGTTGTAAGCCTCCTGTGGTATTACTGCAAGGCTTGTTCCGTCCGGCCCACTTTGCAGTGTTGTTGGCGCTACGCCTTTCTTACTGGCGAAGCGCATTCCATCATCGAGCATTGAGCCGGCGTCTTTGCCTCCGTTAATGTTCATGTACAAGTAGTTGTCAGATAGTGGAACGTGCTTAAAGCCTTGCTTCCATCGCGCCTGGTACATCGAGCCTACAGCAGCCGACGCGTTACACTTACCAACGCTACCTTGGTTGATCATCCACTTAGCCATTACTTCACGCATAAACTTGTATCTACTCACTCTGTCAGTGAGCAGCCTCTTGATCTGCGCGTCGTCCAGTAAGTCAATCTCTGGATAGGATCGGAAGCTAACCTTCATAAGTGGAGGCGTAGCTAACAGGCCCGTACCGACTTCAATTCCGTTTGGCAGCTTAAACATCAAAGTCTCCTAGAGTTGGGAACGCCATTACTTGTAATACGCTACCGTCCTTCACGACTGCCATGAATGGAACGGTTAATCCCGACGCTCGTGCCTTAGCGACTAGTGCTTTGGCTGCGAACTGATCATCGTCGAGAATTGTGAGGCTCTCGTAGCCCCACCAACTAACCGCTTCTCGTGCTCTGCGTATAACCATCTCTTGCTCCACTGTGGGAGACATGTTTTCGATAACAAACACAACGTGGCTGCCCTCAATAACTGGCTGTTTTGTTGGTGCCTGCAGCTGACTGACTATAGCGCAGACGCACACCAGCGCGAGAAGGACCCACGCTAGTGATATATCGGTGTTTAGTATGTTCTTCATAATAGTCCTAACCTTTTGCCAATCCACGCAACAACGACCGCGACACACAGGATGCCAATGGCAAGCCATATGAGCCCTTTGCCGACGCGCTCTAGCAAGTCGCCTCTAAATATTCGTTCTCTACGCTCCGGCTGGTAGTCATCGTAGGGGACAACGAATGGGTTACGTCTAAACCGATCACCGAAACCCTCGAGCGACGGTACTGAGTTCGCTGGTATAGATAGCACGGCGACGTACATCCCTATCACAAACAGCATTGAAGATAGTATGGGTCTCATTCTGTTGGCTCCTTACCTGTCATCTCCTCAACTAGAATCTCGAGGGCCTTGTTAGCTCCGTCGTGGGTTGGGATGTTCAGCTTGTCTCGTAGCGTTGTCATATTAAGGTTTGGAACTTCTTCAGCGAATCCTCTTGGGTCTTGTAGGATACGTGTGTAGAGATCCTTCAACATCTGCTGCTGAAAGTCTGCAAGAGGCGCGACAACTACTCGCACTTTGTTCTCGTACAGGCCTTGGCCATAGTTGACGCTAAGGTACTGATTGACCGCATGCCAGTTGAGCTGCTCTACTAGGTGCTCGTGTCTTAGCTGAACGTTAACCAATGCGAAGGTTCCGTGCTCTCCAGCTTCCGCCTTAGTGCCGAATTGGCCTTGCAGGATTGAGCGCTCCGGGAATCCAAAAGCGCGGACTAGCAGGTTGTCAAGGTACATCATTCTATCATTGAAGGGCACTTGAGAGCCGTACGCGGTGATTAGCTCGATCTCCCACGCATCAATCTGCTTAGCAGACTTTGCGTCCAGTCCAGTGAGCTGGCCAGAGAGCTTGCGAGGGACCGCCATGCGACCAGAAGACTCTAAGCTGTCTAGAATCTCGATAGCAATGTCGTAGTTGTCGATCTCTTCGCCGCCTCTTAGTGACGAGCCGATTGGGTAGTGAACGATCCAGTGGGCGCCAGCGACTTTTTGGTCGTAACGCTTTGCGGACTCGTTAACTAGTTGCTTATCGTCATAGGTTTGCTCGGCTGCGAACATGTCAGCCTCACCATAGTGGTACTGTCCTTCAACCCCTGTGTTGAACAGCAGGGAGTACTTGCGGTCAAGCTGAACTTCAGTGGTGGTGTCAACCGTAGCTTGCTTGAACCCGTTGAACGAGCCCTCATTAGTGATGCGAATCTCAGTCAGATCCTGCAAGAGCGGTTTGAACCTAACGACAGACTGTTCGCCGTCTTTGTAACCCCAGACCTTCTCATAGCCTTGCCATCCCCAATCAATCATACCTGTTAGGCCCGTACGGATTAGGTGTGTACGGTGTAGCTGGATCCAGTCGTTGGTAGCTCTGATGACTTCCTCAGGCACGCCGACGTCTCCTTCAACAGACCACGTGGTCATCATCGGAGGAGCGACTGCCGCACCGCGCACGAGCCGTATGGTAGGCTCTCTGCGCATGGCACGTACCTTTGTGCCCCAGTCTGACACGTTCAGCGTAGAGGTCTGAAACGTTAGCTCATCACTGTACGCTGACGAGTTGTAGAAGTAGAGTTGCTTGCCTGTTTTAGGCCTTCTAATTTTATCGGTTGCCAATGTGCACCTTGCTTACTTGTAAGACCTCTTGCACTACAGGTGGCCATAACGTGTGGATGATGTAGCCGAGTGCATCTGAGGAGTGTCCGCGGTCGCCATGATCATCTGCTGACCTTGTTCCAGGCTTATAGCTTCTATTTACCAGATCATCGATAAGATGTTGGCAGTTTTCTGAAATATAACATCGGACCTCCCCTAAGGCGTTTTTGAGCAGCGCGTTTGTGGCCGCAAACCTGTCAATTATGCTAGGGTTGGAGTCAGGGTAGTGGATATCACGATTCTCAAACCTAGAGTCGTTTAAAATTTGCGCGTAGTCTGAGAACGCGGCAGCGGTCTTTCTGGCCCTAGAGGATGCGTCCCCAAAGAAGTGCCAGCCTGCCGTGTGGTTCTCGTACCGGTGGTTAAGCTCGTTAAGTGCAGCTTGAGTGTTAGAGTTACGCAGGTCGAGCTCGTCGAATACGTGTAACGAGTTCCCGTACTTGTGACATATAACCCAGCGCATTGGATCAACGTTAAAGTCGGAGCCTACAATGATAGGCTCGTCTGGATTGTACTTGATGTTGCCTTTGATGTTCTTGTCTGACATAGAGTGAAAGATCATGCCTGAGATCGATTCCCAAGATGCTCCGTATTGCTCTGCGTAGTCTCGCTCATCAAGGTTCTGCTTAGCAAACCTTAGTTGCTCTGCGGTAAGGATCGATTCTGACTGCCATGTGAACGCCGTCACGTCCGGATCAGTCTGGGCTGAGTCGTAGAACTTCTTGAACTCTTGAGCGCCAGGGCCGAATCTTTTTGGTACGCCAATCCTCCAACACCACGCTTCGCGGTGAGACAGCGCCGGTAATACACTAATATCGAATGTCTTTGGTTTCTGGTCACTAGACTCATCAATAACGCACCCGTCCCATTGTTCACCTTCAATACGCTGAGGCTTGTCCATTCCTACAACATAAAGCTTAGTGTCAAAGATAGTTGCGATTGATAGTTCTGTTTCCGAGATTCCGTCCTTTCGAATCCACTCCTTAGGCACCAACGCTTTAATGTGTTCCCATGCTACACGTTTCGCTTGGTCACGGGTTGGTAGAGCGTAGAAGTAAATTGGATTGTGCGTATAGTGCTTCGGTTTGTAGGACAAGAACCTAACGATGCGCCGTCTGGCGAGTTCAGTTTTACCTGAACCACGACCAGCGACTACCGCAGCGAATCTTGTCTTGCAGTTCCAAAGCTCGTTCTGCACTGGATGGTACCTTAAGGTGGTCCACTTGTCAGTTAGCATATCAGCTTAGTACCTCGAATGTGCCCTCACCAGGAACGAACGAACTCGTGCCATCGGTGACGGTTAGTTTAAACGTATATTGGGCGCCAACTCCCAGACTACTGGTATCTGACTCAACCAAAGTGACAAGAACAGCTTGGTTAGGCCCAGCAGCATCAAACACCTCCACAGTCGTAACCGAGAAGGCTGCGGAACCATCAAGTCTATCAACAACCACAAACGAACCAGCTGTGAATCCAGTAAGATCGGTGTCGTTAGCATCAACGAGCCAACGCTTCTTGCTATGCGCCACGCCCACGCTGTTGTAGTCCGCACCGCGGTGGACCTTAACGTATTGATCATGATAGTCCTCGGTCTTAACCTGTACGATTGGGTTACTAAGTAACGAAAGAATCTCAGCGATGTCCTCCGCAGCCTCTGAACCGGGCACGGACCTAAACCCACGCTCTACCGCTTCGTACGTTGCAGTGTCTGCTAAGGTCACAACCTCCCACACTGCAACTGAAGCTGTTCCATACAGCGCATCCAGTAGATACTCTGCTGCAGGTAGGTCGGTGTAAGCGGCTAGGTACACGCCCTTCCTGTTCGTTGCTTCTGTTGCAACTACTGAGTCCACCTCAACGTCCGACGCTATCGCGAATACTTTCGCGGTAAGCGTCAGGCCTGAGGGAGCTACGAATTCTACTGTTTGTGTTGCCATGGGTTATACGTCCTCTTGAGTGTAAAGTGAGCCGTCTTTGTTGTATTCGATGGTCACAGGTGGCATCAACCTAGTTAGATCGACGGCCTCCGCTTGGCCTAACGAGGTTGCAATAGCTACGAGCATCTGGACCCTAGCGTATGCAACCCCCATGAACGCCTGGGCGTCCGTGCCCATTGCAGCCAGGATCTCCAAGCCACTCGGCTTGCCGCCTTCTGTGGAAGGGTTGCCCTCTTCGTCACGATTCCGAAACCAGAACCTGTCGGAAGCTGAATACGCATCGCTCAGTAACTTATCAAAGGTTTTGTTTGCTTCGAGAAGAAAGCCAGCGGCTAGCAGCTCCGCTTCTGGAGTCTCGTTTACTTTTTGTGCAAATAGTGGCATGTTAGTGTTCCTTAGCTGGTGTGAGTGTTTGATTAAGATTTCTCTAGCTTTGGTCGAACTTCGGTTCGCTGTCCTCAACATTCTTGATTAGCGAAGAAAGAAGTTCCGCCTTCTCCTGCAACTCCAAGAACTTTTTAACCGGCTCTAGAGTAGCTAGGGTTTGAAGTTGAATTGAGATGATTTGAAGTTGTTGTTTATTTTCGTCCACAGTTTTTTCCTTATTAAAAGTTAACCTGCTGAAATTGTCGCGACTCCGCTATTGTTCCAAAGCCTACCAGCTACGAGCGGGTCTGATGTTGGTAAGCCAGTGAAGTCTACGTTTGCTGCCATGACTACGTCGCCAGTGACATCTAATTCGCCAGTAACGTTTGTGTCGCCAGTCTCGACAGTTGTAGCTGCCGTGAGAGTTAACGAGTCGTTGGATCTAATCTCCCTCGCACAGACTTTACGCCAGTTGTTGGTAGATAAGCCGCTATCAAGGCTGTTGTCAGTGCTAGGGAACTGAACCCTGTCGATCCTCATGCCAGTGCTCACAGCAAACATCAGCGAATTACCACCAACTTTAAATGAGATGGCTGTATTCTTGACTTCGACGAAGGTGTTTGTGGGATCACCACCTGCATAACGAACGATGTCGCTAGAGGTAGCATGGGTTCCCGCCGACTCAGCGTATACCTGATGACGACCTGCTACGGATGCGTCAAAAGTCAGCCTGTTATAATTGCTGGCATCCGTGTATGCGTAGTATGCAGACATACTTGCTTGAGAAGACCCAATTAGATCTAATTTTCCTGCAC